TGAAGTTGTAGATGACGTAGAACAAATGCTTATTGACGGCGCTTCTGATCTTGCAGTCAGTCAAGAAATTAGAAAAACACAAGAATACAAAGACCGGTTTCCAGTTATGGCTGAACGGGCTGCTCTTGGGTTACCTCGTCTTAGCGAAGGTGAAGTTTTAAAACTTGAACGTGCTTACCGATCTACTCTTCGTCAAGCAGGTTTAGGGGAAGAATTTTATGACGAAGCGTCAGATTTCACTGCATGGCTTGTAGGAGATGTGTCTGAAGCAGAACTTCAAACTCGAGTTGCTTTAGCAGACGCTGCTATGAGAACCGCTAACGCTGGCACCAAAGAACAACTTGCAGATTTGTATAACATTACAGACACTGATTTGCTTGCATACTATTTGGATCCCAAAAAAGCGGAAGACGTATTTGAAGCAAGATTGCAATTAGAAGCTGCGGGGCTTTCAGCAGCAAGCATAAGAGCAACTGGCGCTGCTTTAGGATTAGAAACAGCAGAAGCGTTGCGTGAATCAGGAATTCAAACACGCGAAATTGAACAGCGTTTAAGCAGGCGTGTTGGCTTAAGCGAAGAATTATTAGGTTCTGAAGCTTTAGAAGCTGATGTTATAGCTGAAGGAGAATTTGGGACAGATGTTGCAGCCGCAACTGCTTTAAGGCGCGCAGGCGAAGAACGTTTAGCTGCTTTCCAAGGAGGCGGTGGCGCTCTAATGAACCGTACTGGGATAACAGGGCTTGGAAGAGCCACATAGTTGCATTGAAGTTCAAATCTTTTGTATAGTCGTAAGTGTTGATCGGCCCCTGCGGGGCGAGCTGTTTGACACCCCTCCATCTTGGTACCACCGCCGAGATGCGCTACAGGATAGGTGAGTGACATATGACAGACTCCGACTCCACTTACGGTGAAGAAGGTTCTGACAGCCCAACCGAATCGAAACCTAATTGGCGACGTGAATTAGAGAACCGGGCGAAGGAAGCCGAACAACAAGCGGCGAGCTACGCATCGGAACTTGATAGTTATAAGCGTCGAGATACTTTTAGGTCAGCAGGAATTGATCCTGATGATGCTAGAGCAAAGTATTTTGTTAAAGCGTATGACGGTGAAATGGACCCAGATGCTATTCGCGCAGAAGCGGAAGCGGCAGGGTTTCTTGGATCGGATGCTCCGGTATCTAGTCCCACCCCATACATGCAAGATGCGCTTGATGCTGAACAGCGGATAGCGAATGCTGGCGAAGGTGGAGATCCGGTGTCACAAGCCGACCTAAATGCTCGTATCGCAGCGACGAAGAACCCAGAGGAACTTCGAGCTTTGATGGAGTCAGAGGGTTACCTGTGGGGCGCAGCAATCTGATTTAACCATGTGGAGTCCTCACCTAAGGACTTAACAACATGGCCTATACAGGCACCGGTCAGGTATCTTCGGATACAACGGCATTTCAACAACTGGCGTATTTCGCGCTCCGTTCAAACCCTATGTTTGAAATGGTTGCGGATGTGCGTTCAACTGCTCAGAGCCACAACGGTTCAGCAGTCCAATTCAACATTTACAACGATCTAGCGCAAGCAACATCAGCTTTGACTGAGGCTTCCGACGTTACCGCAGTACAGCTCGGTGACAGCACTGTGACTGTAACTCTTGCAGAGTACGGTAACGCTGTAGTCACAACAGCGAAACTGCGTGGCACTTCGTTCCTTAACGTAGACGCTGACGCTGCGAACATCATCGGGTACAACATGGTTGACTCGATTGACAAGATTGTGTCTGATGTCGCTAACGGCGGCACCAACGTCATTTATGGTGGCACTCGTACTTCGCGTGGCACTTTGACCGCTACTGACATCATTACCGCAGACAAAGCCCGTCAAGCTGTAGCCGAACTTCGTTCAGCTAACGCACCTGGCTTTGAGAACGGCAATTATGTCGGCATGATCCACCCTGACGTGGCTTATGACCTTCGCAGCGAAACCGCTGTAACTGACGTAATTGCTTTCCAAATCCGTCAAGATAGCGCCGCTGTTCGCAACGGTTCCATCGGCGTATTCGGTGGCATTGAATTCATTGAGAACCCACGGGCAGGACTGATCGCTGATGGCGGTTCAGGAAGCGTTGACGCATACCAGACTTTGATCTGTGGCCGTCAAGCTCTTGCCAAGGCGTTCTCACGAGCCCCTGGCTTTGGTGAAGATCCTTCAGTGGTCTTCGGTCCTGTGACCGATACTCTCCGCCGGTTCAACCCGGTTGGCTGGTACCACCTTGTTGGGTACGGACGTTTCCGTGAGGCTGCTTTGCAGCGCATTGAAACTGCGTCCAGCATTGGAGCTAACTAATAGTTAGTTTCTGACAGATTTGGGGGGGTTGGGTTTCCCCCTTTCCCCAGCCCCCCCATTTCTTTGCTATTCTTGCTATTAGCGAGGAATCAGTATGCCTAAAGTAAATGGAAAAAAGTACCCGTACACCGCTAAAGGTAAAATGGCGGCGAAGAAAGCGCGTGCTAAAAAGCGGAGTAAGAAGTAATGGCCGGTTCATCGAGTGATGGGAATGTCACGATTCGGCCCAAACCCATAACCGGGACCGGAGGAACTAAACGTGGCTAGTGGCCTTTTCTGCCTGCCGATGGAATATAACTTGGAGCAGACAGCGAACTTTAATATTGATTTTAATGATACGACTGCTGATCGTTTCAAAGTTATGTTGACGACCAGCTCGTACACACCGAATTACAGCACTCATTCTGTTAAGTCTGATGTGAGTAACGAGGTGTCTGGTACTGGGTACACTGCGGGTGGGAAGTCTTTGACTTCTATTACGTTTGCTACGAGTGGTGGGACTATCACTTGGGATGCAGCGGATGTTGAGTGGACTTCAAGCACGATTAGTGCTGCTCGTTACGCAGTGATTTACGATGATTCGTTGACGAATGATCCGTTGATTGGGGCTGTTGATTTCGGTGGGGATTTCTCTACTACGGCAGGAACATTCAAAATTACTTGGAACGCAAGCGGAATCTTTACGCTTGACTTGACCCCGTAGGAGTAACTGATGGCAATTCCAACCTCCGGTTATCCAACAACGCTTGACGATACGAACGCTACGCCTAGCGCAACGGTTGAGTTTCCTCAGCCAGCTTCGTCTACTGATTTAGATGCAACGAACGTTGAACATGATTTGTTGCATAAGAATCTGTCGTTAGCGATTGTTGCTTTGCAAACGAAACTGGGGATCACTGACTCGAACGCTACTAGCGGTACTTTGTTGCAGGGTACGGGTGCTGGTAGTTCGTCGTGGTCTTCTACGTTGCCTGCTGTGACTCTTGGGGGAGCTGTCACTGGTGGCGACCAGGTGATGTCGGCGGTTACGCATAAGGATTATTCCGAGACTGTGTATGCCGGTGGTAATACTGGTACTTCGCAAACGCTTGCGGAAACTAACGGCAATGTTCAGACATGGGATATGAATGGTAACTGTACGTTCACTATGCCTTCTGGTTCTGGTTTACAGGCCGGTACTTCGTTGACGTTGATTCTTACGCAGGACGGCACAGGTGGCCGTACTGGTGCGTTTACTGGTGTTAAGTGGGCTGGCGCTGCGACTCCTACGTTGAGCACTGGCGCTAACGACATAGACATTTTGACGTTCATTACGTTTAATGGCGGGGGCTCACCGGTTTGGTACGGGTTTGTTGCTGGTCAGGATATGAGTAGCTAATGCCTTTAGGGGCTGCTAAAGCGGCGTTACTTGGTGCTGCTGGTAGCGGCGGTGCTGAAGGTATGGAAGCTATTGCCAAAGTTGTAATGGATGGCACAGGCGTTACGGTAAGTTTTACGAGTATTCCGCAAACGTATCGTCATTTGCGAATTGTAATGGCTAACGGTAGACGAGACAGTTCAGGCAACCTTGGTATGTATCTCGTTTTTAATAGCAACACGACTGTTGGTGATTACGGTGGTTGGTTACAGTTTCATGCTGGCCCAAGCATTACTCGTGCCGATACTTACTGGCCTCCTTTTGGTGACATTCCAAGCACGACTAACAGTTCTGGGGCTGTGTGGGATGTTCCTGATTACGCTAATGCTTCTATCGGTCACAACACGCAATGGCAATACGGAGCAGACATAAGCAATAGCGGATATCGAGGTATCGGTACCACAAATTGGCATCCGTCATCTTCAGCAGCGATAACTCAAATTGATGTTACTTCTAGCGGTTCGTCGGCTGGTGATTATTTAGAAGCGCCAACAACGTTTACATTATTCGGAATAGGGACTGCTGCTTAATGTCGTACGAAATTTTTGCGGAAGGTACGCTAACAGGAACAGCAACAAGTGTTGACTTAACCTCAATTCCTCAAACTGCTACACACCTCGAACTTTATTTCAACAGTCGATCTAATAAAGCAGACGCTAGCCACCGTGGCGGCGGTGTTAGATTCAATAACATCAGCAGCAACAATTACGGTATTGGCGGCAATTACGGAGAAGATAGCACTACATCAGCCGTGTGGAATCGGACTATGAATACTCGTGATTGGGTTGACGATGCGATCAGGCATTGGAACAACAGTGCTACGGCTGATTTGTTTGCTCCTTCAAAAATGATGATTCCGAACTACACAAGTACGACTATTGGATCAAAAGGCTTAATTATTCAAAACTCTGTATGGGGCGAAAACACAAGTACTTATTGGATAATGCAAGCAATGGGGGATTGCACTACTAGTTCAGCAATAACTCAAATTACTATTTACCCTGAATCAGGTTCGTCTTTTGTGGCTGGGACTTCTTACTATTTAGCTGGGTGGGAATAATGGCTAACGCAGTCACCAAAATAGAAACCCTATCGGGGTCAGGTTATACCGTAGATTTTAATTCAATTCCTAGTACTTACGATGATCTTATGGTTATTGGTAGCGCAAAAACCGATCAGACTAGCAATGGAAGCGTTGCAGGCAACAGTTTTTATTTCCGCTTTAACGGCGATAGTTCCAACGATTATGCATACGGTTACTGGGGTACTTCTGCTGCTGGTTACGATGAGGCTTTGCAAACTAGCATTAGCTCAGTCTCACTTCCGGGCTGTGCAACAAGCCAAAGCAGCAACGCAGGGTGGGGCCATTTTTATATTCACATCCCGGGTTACAAACAAACTACAAGCCAAAAAAGTTTTCTGTACCAAGGTGGTTTTGCGTCAGCTTCCCGAGGGGCTTTTATTGCTGCTGGAAACTGGAATAAAACGGCAGCAATTACATCAATGTCAATAGGCCCGCTCTACGGCCAATACGTTTCAGGTACACGCATGACGCTTTATGGAATTACTAACGCTTAAGGAAAATTATGCCAACAAAAACGGTAGTTGATTGTTCAACTGGAATTACAACAGAGGTTGAATTAACAGCAGAAGAAGTAGCTGACATAGAAGCTATGCGGCAAGCAGCAGAAGAACAGCAAGCCGCAGCAGACGCAGCGGCAGCACAGAAAGCTGCTGACCGAG